TGTTGCTGCTGTTTCTATAGTTAATTGAGGATAATCATCTACGCCTAAAGCGGCAGTTTCGCCTTTAAGATGTGCAGTACTTTGTGGCGAACTCGTGCCAATCCCAACATTTTGACTAGCATCAATACGAATAGCCTCTACGTTTCCTGTGTGCATGGTCATCACATCAGAGCCAGGAAATGCAATAAATGTATTTCCATCTGTATCACCAGCAATATCGTCTACTTGGAGAGAACCAACATTCGTAATATTGTTATCACCGAAAGAGACATTGCCACTAAAAGTAGTGCCAGCTAGGTTGGTTGTGCTAGTAACAGCAAGAGTGCCGCCAATAGTTGCATTACCAACAACATTTACGTTAGTTGTACCTGTAGGTATTTCTATTACATCTGCGTCAGCATCATTTTTAATTGTAACATCATTAGTGCTACCCTGACCTGTAAGAATAAGACCTTCAGCAGCAGTGTATCCTATTGCAGCATTATCACCAGCAGAAGTATCACCATCTGGTTCAAATGTTGCGGCAGTCATTATACCATCTGTGTCTACAGTACCCTGAAAGAAAGCATCTTTAAATTGTAAAGAAGATGTACCTAAATCAAGAGTATTATCTGTTTTAGGTTTAACTTGAGAAGCACTTATTACAAGGTCTTGTGCAGGACCAACTACAGTAACAGGACCACCTTCTGCAGATGTTCCATCGTGAGTATGTCCACTTGTACCAAAGGCACTTTCAATTGCATCAAATTCGCCATCTAAATCTGAGGCATTAATAACATTACCATCAGCAATATTATTAGATGTGTCGTTCCTAGTGTAACCTGTTCCCATTTTGGTTTACCTTCTCGTGTTTGTACCATATTCTAATGTAATAGCATCTAAAGAAAATGGTGGATCTGTGCTATCTGATTCAAATTGTATTGACCCTGTAAAACCTGATCCAATTAATTGTGATTCAAACAAAGTCAAAAGTTTATTACTATATACCGCAGATGATCCAAATGTTGCTGAACCATAAAATGCAACCTCACCTGTATTACTGTCAAAGTTTATTTCTGTTGGTTGTATACTATCTTTCTGATCAAAGTCTAATTTAAGACTCATATCAAACGAAACACTTCCTTGTGGATCTGTATATAAAAATGCTTTATAAAAAGTTTTACGAATACGAGGATCATTAATTGGCATAAAAGGTGTAGCAAAAGTAGTTTTTATATTAGAACCATCAAAGTTATTGCCTTTTTCCATTTGATATAAATAACCATCATCGTTAGCAAATACAATTGTTTCTGTGTTTTGAAAAAATCTACTATCTGCTACAAAAGCTCTAATGCCACGAAGTTCTGACCAAGCCATTCCTTCTCCACCTTGACTGGCAAATTGTGTTCCAAGAATACCTTGAGCACTTTCTTGTGCAATATTTGTATTGTAGCCAAATATTCTATATTGTGATTTATCACGAACAACCACACTTGAAAAAGATGTGTTTGCTGCAATAAAATTTATTACTTCTTTTTGTATTGATTTAGATACATTACCTAATCCAAAATCACCAATACGATCTGTACCACTTAATAGTCTCAAACCGTCTGGGCCTAAAAACATTACATCGCCACCAACCTCTTGTATTGTATCTGTATCTACACATCCAATATCTAATGTTATAGGTTGTAAATTAAAGTCTGCATTAGTATTGCCAGTTATTTGTAGTATAGATGTTTCAGTAAATATAATCAACTGCTGTCTAAATACTATCAGTCCTGTTATTGCTGCTCCCAAGGATATTGTACCAGAACCATTAGATGTTGTAAAGTCATTATCTGTAAATGGGGCAGTAAAAGTTAATAAAGTACCTTTGCCAAAAAACAAATGATTTTTAAAATTAACTACAAAACTCGAACCAATAACATCTGCAGGAGCAGCATTTAATGCAGTAAACGTAGTATTGTCATATACTGCAGGGACATTAGTACCATCTACTATAGCAATCTTTTCTGTTCCTGTAAAATTATATCTAGCAAATCTTCTTTTATTAGAGCTTTCTAGTGATGTACTTAAAAAAGTTATTGCAGCATTATCTGCTGGAGAACTAGCCAATGAAGGATTAATTGCTAATGTAGCACCGCCAGAGCTTACAGATGCATCTGCAGTTACAGTATATACTTTATCTACACCTGTTATTTTAAAAACATCACCTTCTTGTGGGGCTGCAGTTAGACCATCTACAACAAGGCTAGATCCAGTTTGTGATGCGCCATTTACAAGTACAGTACCATAACTAGGTACGTTAATATGTGTTATTGCACTGGAAGATACTTTAAAAAGATCATCATTTCTAGCTACAATAACGTTTTCTAAAAATACACCACAACCAAGTGCAAGGTACTTACTTGTTGTTGTAGCGAATATAACTGTTGTTGCATTTGCAGGAGAACTAGCAAGAGAACTTGTAAGAGTTAGTGTAGCTCTGTTGTTTGTAGCATCATATGATACACCACCAGATGCAATAGTATATGTGCCTGTTACTCCTGTTATTGTAAAAGTATCACCTGCTTCTGGTGTTTGATGTATATTACCTATAATAAGAGTAGTGCCAGATTGACTGCCACCATGTACCACAGGAGCACCATAGGGTGGAATAATACTACTATTATATTTAGTAAATCCTTCAACTCTACGATAACCACCTTCAATAGAAGGTTCAAAGTTTTTAAGCACCCTAGCAGACCCTGCAGAATTAATACCTTGTTGCAATGGACTCATATTAGTAATAAGCCCACCACGAAACTCAACAGGGTATGTTTGACGACTTGTTGGCATATTTAATTTACTCTAAATGAATTAGCTGACATACGAGTACGATCTAATACAGTAGATCTAACATAATCATATCTATTAATATACAAACTACGCATGTTTTTAATTTCATCTATAAACTTGGATTGCACTAAATTAGCTTCTTGTGTTTCTCCTCTAAACATATATGCATAATGCATTGCACCCTCCACAATAATGTATCTAAATTGTTCTGGTATAGTAGGAACATCAGTAGCATTAAGTAAATCTATAGGAAGTCTGTAATATTCATATACTACTTTGTATGCTTTATCTGGTGCATTTACAAATCCAAACTCTTGACTTGGTGCTCTAAATACAAAATCAGGCAACCCTCTAATATTGCTAGTAGTGTTATATTCAGCATCTACGTATTTATTTAAATATTCTTCATAAGTAATAATATTAAGTTTTTTTGTGTCGTTGCCTAAAGTACTATCTTTTTTAATTCTAAAACTATCCATATCAATTGTTTTAGTATCAGAAGGGTATGCATATCTAACTATCCCTTCAGTAAGAGTTTCTTCTGTTTCTACATGATTAAAAGGCCATTCATATTCATGTTGATTAATATATCTTATTGCTGAGTTTACAGCATCTTTAATCATTGAATATTCACCAACTGCACTTGCAAAATTAGAAGATGTAAGCTGTACTTCATTAAGCCTACGATTTAAATCATTTACAATGCCAAGATAATCGTAGGCCATTTAACGTTCCTTTAATCTTAATTTAATACTACGTTCTGCTTGACTGCCTGTGCTATCTACCATATTACAGAAAAAAGTATATTCAATATTATTTTGACCACCACCAATATTTATAGTTGCAACTGTATCTGTATTTGTTTGAGATACGTTTTGTATGGTATCTGTTGTAGCTGAACTTGAAGCAGTTGTTAATGTTTGTCCTGCAGCTAATGTAGTTTTGACATCATACGAAGTAGATTTTACAGACCATGTAACTGAACTGATGGTAGCACCAGCAAGAAATCTTTCCCAATCTACACTATAATCTAATTGTTCATCTGGATCTTTATTAGGCCAACGAAAACTCATTTTTAATCCTCAGTTGCATACACAGTTCTATCTGCTGACGTTGTTTGTCGTTGCACAAAAACTATTCTATTTTCTTCTGGTACTATTACCGTTCTTTCTGCTGAAGTAGACATTAGGCTGCTCTTGCTATATAAATTGTACGCCTACGGCTGTATTGATTTTTTACCGATTCAAAATCAAATGCTCTTCCTACTGTAACTGCAGTGCTAATAATACCTGTGCTACTAATACTAGCAAGAGATTCTTTTATGTTTACTGTTACAGTATTTATAGAACCTGTAGCTGAAACACCCGTAACTTTTTCAGTTGTTTTGTCTTCTACAGAATTTACTGCACCAGTTGCAGATACAGAAGATATAACTATTGTTGAATCTGCAAGTAATACAAGAGTTCCTATTGAACCTGTAGAAGATGTGCCAGTAAGACCTGCGCCAGTTGCTATTTGAGAAAGGCTATTTACAGAACCAGTACCACTTACTCCTGCACTAATACGTTCTGTAATATCAATTTCAAAACCACCAGCAGATACAGCTTCTATTGCACTTGTACCTACTACACTAGCAAGAGTTTCTTTTACATTTTCTGTTACAGTATTTACAGAACCTGTTGCAGATACTCCTGCTGGTGTAACAACTATAGCAACTACGCCATAATTTGAAGAACCATATTTACCTGTTCCATATATAGCAGGAAGAAAAACAGTTGTTTCTATTCCACCTATTGGTTCAGATGATAGTGGGTGGAAACCTAACATAATCTAAGTCGATGTGCTAAACTGATATACTGTATCGTTACTTTCGCCTACAGCATACAATTTTTTTCCACTGTCTCCAAAACACATCCCTTGGATATAAGTCCCAAAATCACTGGTATTAAGTGTAAAAGATTTACTTGCATATGAGACATTAGAAAGATCCCACGCTGAAGCTAAATTATACTGATAAATTGTAGAATCCGAATAGCCATGCACGAACATTTTTGTTCCATCGTCAGAAAAATCCATAGTTTCGAATCCCCCACCCTGTGTTGGACTATAAGCTCTAGTGTAAGACGCAGTACTAACGTCAAAGGCTGTTGATAGTGCAAATTCTCCAACTTTAGCAGCATTGCGGTCAAGAATAAACATCTTAGTGCCATCAGTCTTAAACTGCACTTCAAAAGGATTTTGAATTACATTACTGCTCAGACTACCAACAGTTGAACTTGTGTAAGACGAGCTTGCTGTACTAGTATCGTAATTTGTACTTAGAGTCCAGCTTTGGACTTTTCCCGTCCCATTTGCGGTGGTGAAAACCATATGGCCTGATGATGAATAACAACAACCTGTTATTACAGGGGTACTTCCAGAAGGAGAAAGATCACCGCCTGAAGAGTGTGATGCAGTGCTCACGTCAAACGCTGTGCTCAAAGTGTAATAGTGAACATCATCGCTTGTGTTCCCTGCAATGATCATTTTTGTTCCATCAGCGCTTATATCGACACCCTTGGGTGAACTTTCTTGACCACTTACAGAGAAACTTTTACTCATGTAAGATGCATTGACAATATCAAAGCTAGAAACAAAAGAAATTGTAAAAGAGTGCGTTACATTTGCAATGTTCGTGCCATCTGACACATCAAATCTAATTGCTACTGTTCCACCCCCAGAGCTTGCAGGAGTGAGGGTAAATGTATTACCTGACTGATTGCTCACTGGAAAACTTGGTGAACTAAAAACATCTGAGGCTGTACCGCTTGTGACAGTGGCAGAAAAACTTAACGTATCTAAATTTGCATCAGTTGCATTAACCGTAATAACGGTATTGCTTCCAGCCGTTAGTGTAAATGTACCGCCAGAAGAAAGGTTGTTTGCACTTGCTCCACCAGTAGCTTCTGAAAAGCTGCTAATAACAGGAGTTGCATTTGTAATTGTTGCGAGAAGAAAAAAACCTGACGAAGATTTTACATACAGTTTATTTGCGCCAGTGTCATAATGCAGCGAACCCTCTGAAGCAGATGCTGCATCTGTCAGCATTGCAGATTGATTTGAATGTACTGTTACACCAGATGTTATATCACTACTATTTGCAAGCTTAACCCAATTACCTGCATGAGCAAAATACATGGCTCCTTCTCCATGAACGTGATAGATACGGCCATGATAGTCAGTAGCGCTGGGCAAGTCAGAAGTACCTGAAAACACCTCTACGATCTGTAAATCTTGTGCCGCAGGTGTGAGAAAGACTGTGTGAGTACCGCTTCCTAAATTAAGTAAAGAGCCAGTCGAAGAAGACCGTAATGTTCGTGTTAAATTTAACGAAGAGTGGGTATATGTACCTGTTCCAATTTCAAAAGCAGAGCCACTTTCAATGACATAACCTACGGTCAGTCCATTTAAACTTGATGGAAAAGCATTAAATCCTGTTGCCCCAGACGCAGACAAAGTAAGAGCACCTGTTCCAGTAGTTGTTGTTGTGGTTTTAACTCTATCTGCAAAGTAAGGCATATTTATTTATCCATTAAGCAATACGAATTACGGCAGTACTTGCTCCTGCTGCAGGAAACTCAATAGTTAAATCTCCTGCTGTAGCACTTACTGTACCACCAAAATCAATTACAGCAATAGCTTTATTAGATGCAGATGAGTTATAGATAATACAACCATCTGCTGATGTTGTTACATTTGAAAACACTTCATCTGCAAAGTCTACCAAAGCAGTAGTGCCTGAAGTAGTAATAGCTGCACTATCTAAATTTTGACCCCCTGCAGAATAGTTAGTACCAGATGCTTCATCAGAGTTACCTGTAACATCTGAATAATTAGTTGTTGCTGCATTATACGTACCAGAAGGTGAAGCTTTAATTAATGCAAGTTTAATTGTATGTGTATCCAAATCATGGATACCGCCAAGCAGTTCGCCTTTAAAACTTGTACACATTGCTGTTGTGATAGCCATGTTTAGAATCCTCTAGTTAAGTTTAAGGGGCCAGCGCTGGGCCAGCCCCTAAAGTAGTTATGCAAGTAGATCACGATCCACTTCATTAGCAGAGCTAGACTGTGAAACATCATCCATGATTAAGCATACAGCATAAACACGAATAATACCACCAGTAATAGTTCCACCTGACGCATGAATTTCTACGTCAACAGTATCTGCTGATGCAGTAAATACAGGTAGGTTTGAACATACACCTGAAGATGTAATAGCAGGAGTGTGATCTCCTACGGATGCACCATCAAGGTCAAATGATGCAGCAAAAATATCTACATCTGTTCCTGTAATACCAACATGAATAGCAGAGTCAGTAGTAGTACCTGTCATTGCAGTAACAACTTTAAAACCTGCATGTAGGATTAAAGTGTTTGCAGGGACAGCAATAGCTTCAATGATATCATTAGCTGCTAGTGCAGTACCACCGTTTTGTAAGATAGCATCTGCAAGATCAATATCGTTCTGCAGAGTTACCATGCTTGCACGTAACTGCTTATTGCCAGTACCGCCATTGTTGGAAGTAGAGGCTGAGTTTGTGCTCATTGAGATAGTAGCCATAATTCAATCCTCCCTTACGCTGCGTTGTACTTGGCAGTAACGATTGCTTCTGGACGAAGTATCTTCCTACCATATAGATGCATACCACGAACAATGTCAGCAAAGCTGTCTGGATCACGATACGTTTCCGTTTTGTTGATCTGTTCAGCAGTTGCTACTGCGCTGTCGTGTCCAGCAACAATCACACCAAAATTTGCGTTCTGGTTAGCTGTTCCTGTAGTTCCTGGTCCTGTGCCTACTGCTGGCAAGTTTGATGACACGTAGAAACGGAAACCGTGAAAGTTATTCAGAGTTAGTCCGTTACGGATACCACCTGACTCACCGTAATCCCCATTCATAAAGCGTGAATCTTCGTCACGAAGAAGCTCCATAAATACAGGGTCAACTACCAGCCATCTCCCTTGTGTATCAACCTGTTGTTGATCAAGAAGACGTGCCATACGTGCAACAACTTGCAAAGGCGAAGCTACATCATTTGGTATTGACGTAGCACCTGGCAAACGTACTGCTAGTGGAATAGAGTGATCCCCTGCAGAACCTGTTGTGATATTGCCAAACGAGTCTTTACGCAGTTTCATGCTTGTAAGCAATTCGTCTGAACCTGCAGTTGTTACAGCTTTTTCACCACTTGCTGTGGTATTGGCTGTATCAGCTTTTGAGTGCAGTGAAGACTGCTTGAAACCTGTCATGTAACCAAGAACTTCTTGGTCATACTGATCAGCTAGACGATAGGCTGCACGATCAGTGGCAAGTTGCATGAAGTTAACGTGGCTGTGTGCTTCTTCGATGTCATCCATCTTAAAAGCAAAGTAGTTGGATTTATCAACAACCAGTGTGAAGTCTTCGTCATCAAGGTCTTGCGCTGTTACAGTGGTCCCACGAGTGTAGGATTGCACTGAAATTTCAGGTTCCTTGATAATTCTGACTGTATCACCTTGGGCAGAAATCTCCCCAAAATAATCTGAGTTAGTGATGTCTCCAACAGTGGCACTCTTGCGAAATGCAAGTTGTACCTGTTTGGAATAGATTATAGGGCTAAAATTACCGTTAGGTAAGTTCCCATAACCTGATGCGGATGAAAAAGCCATAATAAATCCTCCTTAGATGTTTGCTGGCTTATGTGAAGTAAGCCCAAACTTACTTTAAGGGGCTGACGTTTCTAGGGTGCAAGTGTACTGATCAGGTTAACTTGGGCCTATACTTAATCAGGTGTGTCTTAACTTAGTTGTTTGGCTTAGTTTAGTAAGAACACAAAGGTAGCTAATATTATTAGGGCTTTATGCTCTTGTCTTAACATACACAGTTATACATATAAATTGTGTAATGTCAATACTTTTTTAACGTGCAGCACCAGAAAGATCGTAAATAAATTTACCACTACGTATTGACTCCATGATTGCATCAGAGTTAGCCTCGTATTCTTGGGCTGTCATCTTTTGCACATCTGACTCACGGAAGCTTCCTGATGTGTCGTTAGTTTCTACTTTGGTTGTGCGTTTAGTCTTAACTTGAGAAGCTGCCTCTTTAGTAGACTTACGCTTACCTTTTACGTCCATGCCGTTGTCAATCTTGTAAAGATCAATAACACGCACAACAGACTTAGGATCATCTTGGTTTTCGTACAAGGCATCTTGTACCCACTTAGGTTGTTCCTCTGCCCACTCGTGAAAGTTATCACTAGCGCGTAGATCATCAAAGTCTTTGTGTATAGAACGTATTTCATCTTCAGCTTTAGAACGATATGTTTCTGCAGCTATCTTATCTAACTCCTGTAGCCTAGCGTCAGCGTTCTTAAACTTTTCGTTTGCCTTTTTGTCAGCAATAGTTTCTACGATCTGTGCTATCTCAGGATACTTTTTAGCCCAAGCATCTATGCTTTCGTCACTAGCAGGTGGACGTACAGAACCATTTTTTGCAGCGTTATCTAGTTTAGCTTTTAGTTCTTTTAGCTCCTCGTTCTGTTTATTTAGATGGCTGCGTAAATCACTATACCGTTTTTTAAACGTTCTTTCTTCTGCAGATAGTGTCTCTTCTTTATCTTCTGTATTGGCCTCTGCCTCTTTGGTATCGGCCTCTTCGTCACTGGATGATCCCCCTTCCATAAGGGCTTTGAGTTCTGCTTCATCCTGTTCTATACGTTTTTTATTTGCATTTCTTGTACTCTTTGATTGTACGAATCCTGCATTTTTTGGTGTCTCCACTTCTGCTAGTTCAGGCATATTGTATTCCTTTCTTATATGGGGCCAGCGTTATTGCTGGGTAGCCTTATCGTTGTTTAGTTTAGTATATTTTAGTATTGTTGTTAGATCACGTTTAAGTTACAGCTTTTTTAATTTCTTCAAATTCTCTTTCTTCGTCTACATCTCTAGGTTTTAATGTTCCTGAAATTATATCACGAATCCTTTGTTGTTCTCTTAGTCTATCTATTCTATCGCCAGATGCGCTACTACCATAAGATTCAGATATTTCGTAGGGAGACATATCTTTATATCTATCAACAGAAACACCAGCAGCCCTTGCTAAGTTTTCTATCTCTACATCTGCTCTAGATCTTTCTTCATCTTTTCGTAAACCACCAAGCATTTCAGTAAGTTTAGTACCTTTGATTTTTTCTTCTTTACCTGCATACTTAGCTATAGCTTCTGGTGTAGCTGATCTTGATGTTGATGTAATTCTAATATTTGGTAATATTTGGCCTGTATCTTTATCAATACGTGTAGCACTTGGTGGTCTTGATCTAGGTCTAAACCCTCCTGCTGCGTAATACTCATCTACATCACCTATTCTTACAATCTCACCTGTTTCTGTATCTCTTACCGCTTCTTGTACAGGAACATTTTTTAAATCAAATATTTTTAAATTTCTTTTATCTCTTGCTTCTTGAGTAGGAAAACCCCCTTCATCCAACTCACTATCTTTAAATGGATTAGCTACTACAGGATCATAACCTGAAACACCTAAAGCAGAACCTAGTATATAATTAGTATCTGCAACCGTAGCATAGTAAGGATCATCGAATTTAATTTCTGAAGCTCTTGTATCTGCATCCATTATATTTGCAGTCTTTTCAAAAATTGTTTGTGCCCTGTCCCTTTTTTGTTTTTCTGCAAGTTTTACTAAACCCAAAGCTCCTGCTGGGCCAGCAATAATCGAACCTACTAAACTTAATATACCTTTTTCTACAAAACTTAATTTTAAAGGATTTCGTTTATTGTCTAAAGAACTGTTTAATTCATCATAGTGATCTTGATAATCTAAAGGCTCCCATTTATCAACATTTTTAGTTTTAAAACTATTTTCTATTTCTATTTCTTCTTCTCTACGATCTTTTCTAGCAGACTCTACTATTTTTTGTTCTTCTACTACATCTGCTTCTTTTTCACGAAAACCTGAAGGTATTCTACTTAAAGGTCTACCATTAAAAAAGAATATAGTTACTCTTTGTCCTGTGCTGTCATTTATAAAAACCCTAGGTTCAAAACCTGTAAATAGTGATCCTGTACCACCGTAACCTCCAAAACCACCGCCTACAGGTTTAGGTACTTCGCGTTCAGGAACAACACCACCCTCTTGCATATTTATAGGTTTGTCTTGTCCTTTTTTCTCATCTTCTACTTCAAGCTCATCATCTCTAAAGTAAGACTCTTCACCTTTTTTAATACGCTCCCAACCTTCTGCTGCAGACTTTTGTAGCTCTTCAAAAAACTCCGTACCAAAGTAACGTCTAGTTGCGGCATTAATCATAAACTCATTAGGACTAGCATTAATGGGTATGTCATCACGTACTTCCTCTGGTGTAGCACCAAGAGGAGCAGTGTTGCCACTAACAGGATCTTTTGTTTCACTTAGTATCAAGTCCATTTCCATCTGCATAGGATTAGTATCAGGAACAGAACCACCCTCTGCAAAGTCAAGTGTAAAGCCAGTGTTAGCTACTACAGGAGAATCTTTTTTTAAAAAATCTTTGTCAGCATCCAAATAAGCTTTACCTTTACCAATTTTAAAAGTAAAACCTTTTTTACCTGAAGGTGTATTTTCATAAGTTAGTCTTGAACCAAATGGAACAGCATCTACTTTATCTATAAAACTTATATCTAACCCTTCATATAAACCCTCATCAGTAGAATAAAGATCTATTACTTTTCTATCTACAAGATCTATATTAGCTATTGTGTTACCTTTAGAATCTTTGAGAGGAACAGTGCGGTTTTCATCGCTGACTGATATAGTGTTTGATTCACCTTTGTCATCATCATAATAAGTTACAGTAGAGGGTTGTTTATTATCATCTTTTTCAGGTCTAGCTCTTGGCCTAATGTTAGGAGAATCATCTCTACCAGCAGCAGCCTGTGATTCTGCGTAAGCTTTTGCTGAATCATAAGCGTCACGAGCCTCTTGCCCACCTAAACCATAATCTCTTTCAGGCATTTACTTCATCCCTCAAATAAGTTAATCTGCGTAGTGCAGCCAGTTCACCTTGAGCACGATATATACCTTCCATAGAAGTTTCGTGTTCTAACTTTTTCTGTGATACAGCTATCTTTGCATTTATGTTTTCTAAGAAAGCATCCCATAAAGGTTTATCGTTTACTAGTTTTTTTATTGTCATGTTCCAGTAAACCCTTGCTCACCTGGAGTTGGTACTGTTCCTGTGCCTATGTTGCCACCCCCAGCACCTGTAGTATCTTGTACGCCTACTCCTGCTTGCTCTGGTGCTGCACCTGGTGATGGTGGTGCAGGTGGTCCTTGTGGTGCTCCATCTGGTGGAGCAGGTGGCGGTTGTTGAAACTTCTTGAGTATCTCTGCTTGTATAGCTGCATCACCTAGAGAGTTTGTTACCTTATCAGGATCAAGGTCCATGCTCTTAGCTATCTCACGTATGATGTAGTCACTTTTTACAAAAGGCATGAGCGCTGGGTTAGATGCTACACCCATGAACTGCATCAAGCGTTGTGAGCGTACCTCGTTAGCCATTAGACTTTCTGTACCTGATGCCTTAACTTCTAGATCACCTTTAATATCACTATCAAAATCAAACTGCATGTTAAATGCAAAGAAAGCCCTACCTATAGGACCGATTAAGTAATCATCTACATTCTTAACAACATTGCGGATAGAACCATTAGCAGCAGACATAAGCATAGAGATACCAGAAGCAGTACGGCCCACACCAGTGACGCCAGTTTGACCATGCGCGAAACTTGGGAACCCTGTACTTTCATCGGCTAACACCCTTGCTTTATCAAACAATTGCATGTTTTCACCTGCTACGTTAGGAAACTTAGTGCCAAAGATACCTTGTCCTGGTGCTCCCCCTTGCCTACGAAATATCTTACCAGGATACACAGATAAGTCTTGACCTGGAACTAAATTAGTCTCGTCAACTTCGATAATAAGATTACCACTTAGCGCTGCATTATCTATTGCCATACGCATAAAACCATTCATAAGGGTCTGTGTATCATCCATATTTTCAGCTATACCTACCCCAAAAAATGAGTAAGGGTTTAATTCGTATGGTACAGCATAGTAAGGAATACGTGCTGGCTTAAATGGATTCAACACTAAACGTAAAACAGTACCGTTACATATCCAAGCGTTAACGCTAACTTGCTCTGAGTTCTTTAACTCTTTGGTAATTGTAACACCATTTTCTGCAAGTATATCTGTATCTACGTAACCCCAAAACTCTAGTACTTCATATCTATATGGAGCAGAACTATACTGAGATTCATCCTCCATGTCCTGTTCCCAATACTTTTTTTCGTATGACTCACCTAAGTTAATAGCTTCGTTAATAGACTCCTCTCTAAAAAAAGGTCTTGACTTTAAACCACGCATTTGTGAACGTGTCATGCGGTGACGTTCTACTACAAACTCAGCCTCATCCATATTGTACGCATCAGGGTCAGGATAAAAATTCCATATTGAAACGTGGCTAGTGGATGGCACAGTCTTAATAGTAGGGTTATAATCGCCTGACTCCATATCCCAATTAGGATACTCTTTGTCGATAGCAAATGGTCCCTTCATTATGCCAGTACCAAAAAGCGCCATCTCAAAAGCTGTGTGGCGTAGCTGTTTGTTAGCACCACTTTCCTCTAGCTGATCATGTATTTTCTTTTCCATCTTCTTAGCTGCAACCATAGCAGGATGAAAAGTAACTGTGCTTTGATTTGTACCTGGACCTTCAATAACTTTATCACCCATCTGCTCTAGTTTATTTTCTAGAGGACCAAGACGCTTCATGCGGTCATACATAGTCTCGCCAGGTTTTAACTTTTCATCAGGGTCAAATAAATAAGAAACCTTTGGTTCTTTTCCAAAGGCTGATGATAGTTCTTCTTGAGCTTGTTCTGCATTAGGGTCTATATTAATGTGTACAGACTCAGCTACACCCTCTGGCAAAGTAGTAGGATTTACTGTAAGTGGAAAGCGTGAGCTACCAAATAACACATCTACAATCTGTCCATACGCAGCTAGAGTTTTTGTTTTAGTGACTTTAACAAATACTCTGGACTTTTCAGTCTCAGTAAACTGCACATCAGGACCATATAAACCACGATAGTTACGATATGCGCGAAGCCATCTATTTTCATCTGTGTATCTTGCGTCTTCTGCACGTTTAAACTTTTCTGTTACAAAGGCAACCACGCTACCTGCGTCTAGCTCATCTCCATCTTGAACAACAGACACTTCATCTGTTTCAAAAAGTTCAGCTTGTTCGTTTTCATTTACTGCCATTATTAGTATCCAAATGTTGCGTCAGAAGCCTGAAACCCTGAACGTTGTGATATAGGATTAAAATCCCAAAGGGAACTACGTGGTCTTGTCATTATACCATATCTCAGTGCATCATACAAGTGATCTTCTGCATTTGTGTCTACATCTTCGTGGTTTTTTTTGTCTAAAGGTAAACCAGGAAGCTGTGCTATTATGTTGGTGCAGGAAGAAAAGAATACTAACCTTGGCTCATCAGTAAACTCATCTACCTGCAAACGGCGGTGAAGCTCATTTTTACCTGCAACCCTAGAACCTCTAGAACGATCAGAAGGACGCCAACGACACCCCTTTGCGTTCATCTGTTCAGCCAAGGACGGTCCTGTGTCTCCACGTTTATGCCACAGGGAACTGTCTAACACGCCGTACCTGATACTACCATCTTCACTTTCTGCTTCTAGTATCATATCCGCTAAATCTGTAGCTGTTACTTTAGAACAATATAACTCTCTATAAACTACAAGTTGTTCGCTTGGCGTGACAGTAAACCATACTACTCCTGTGAAACTACCATAACCGTAGTCACAAGCTCTAAATCTAGCCCAGCTACGAGGTATGTCATACGGTTCTACTACGTGTATCTTTCTGTTAAACTCAGGAAAAGCTGCACCTTCATTTACATCCCAATTACCTTCTAGTAGCTGCTTACGTTGATGTTCAGGTAACGAAAGAAGCATAGCTTCGTAGTCGCCACTTTCAGCTAAGTAAGGATTATCGAAGAGACTAGCAGGTATGAACCTACGCTTAAACAGGGGTTGACCAGATTTACTATGCCCTTTGGGAAACTTCAGAACCTCACTAGTCTCTATGTCCGTTGCCCAGAATGCTGTGTTAGGTTGTGCTGGGTCAATGAACATCTTTTTAACCCAAGAGTGTCCCAATCCACCTGGGTTTGTTGTAGCTCTCATGTATAGCCCTAAGTCTTTGTTTGCACTACGTAATCTTGAGCGCATATAATTCCAACTGTAAGGGCTACCCCACTGAGTTAGCTCGTCAAAAGCTACGTAGTTAAACGCCTGTCCTTGATATCTCATAACGTCTGTGTCTCTGTCTAGGTACGACATCCATAATGTGCCGCCTCTAGGTGTAGTCCACTGTGACTTACGCTCTGACCACTTGATACCAGGAATAGCTTTAGGGTATAACTCCTGACTTTTTTGTATTAACTCTCTTAGTTCCTCAGTAGTGTGACGTACAAGAAGACCACTAAAATCTGAATTGTTCATATTACGTAAAGGGTCTGCTAACGTAGCGTAACTCTTGCCACCTCCTGCTGCCCCTCCATACAAAACTTCCCTCTCACTTGCAGCTAAAAACTCTGTTTGAGGACCAACGTTAGGCTTGAACACTACATTCTGTGCTTCTTGTACGTCATACTCTGCAGGTTTAACCTGCGCTGGGGGTACTTTCGTTGGCGTCTTCTTCGTAGGTGTAGTAGCCAAATCTTTCTTTTTCGAGGATTTCGATCTGACGTAACGCTTTTTCAAGCCGTTTGGCGTACTCGCGTTTAATCGTAGTAAGTCTTTTTCTTTTCCTTTCAACATCTAAACGCTTCTTCAACCCATCGTGTGTTATGCTTCTGCCTGACTGCGTAGTTAACCATGCTGACACTTGCCTCAAGCTGTATTGTTTTACGTGTTTTTTAGCTAGTTCAAGTAACTCTAGCTCTTCAGGTATAGGGTTTAACCAATCATTATCCTCTGGATCTACCTCATAACCAAACGGTATATACTGACTTAATCTTGGTATGCGTTGCCAAAGCTTTACTTTAAATGGTACTCTAGGTAGCATCCAGTATTCGTGTTGTAAAGGACGCTCTCTTTTAAGTTTAAGCTTCATCTTCGTTTTTTGGTGGCAATATAAATAATCCACCTGGTGCATCTACAGATACTCTCTCTGTTTTTACCACCCCAGCGCGATCTAGTATTTGACCTGCAGCCATCATCTTTTCTTTGATGCCTAGCTGGGTAGGATCGTCCAAAGCAGAGGCATATGCAACTGCAGCTTTAGGGCCAACTCTTGACATGTACGTTTTAGTTGCTTCAAATATCTCATCTTTTAGAGACTCCACTATTGAACTAGTAGATGAGTTATCGTTGTACCCTGCCAGCTTTTTAGCTTGCACAACGTCACCACCTGCTTCCTCAAAGAGCACTTCTAAGAACCTAGCTTGGTTTTCTGTAAGCTTACGTGTCATGTTACCTTCCTGTAGGCTCTGGTTTTTTTTGCGATCTTTTTAGGTTGAGCCACATGCTGCTTACCTGCCTTAGTGCCTTTTCGTTTAGCTCTGGTTGTAGCGGCATACTCAGCATCGCTAAGAGACTTAATAGCCGCACTAGGTAAATAACGCTCACCAGTCTTAGCGCTAGGCTTCCCACTCTTTGTGCGCCACTTTTGTTTTGTCCATGACTTGAGACTTTTTTGAGATTTCTTTAGGGCCATTTAACAACATTCACACTCTGGATGACATTTACGATTTAATAAAGCACACCATAATCTTTTTAGGTATCTCATCATGATTTGTATCCTCCCCCTGCTTTTTTATAGGCAGAGGCCAGCATTTGAGCTTTTCTCGCTGACCACTGACCTGGTTTTCCTCCCTTGCTACCAGCTTTTATTCTGGCAAACTGTCGTTTACGCATGGCTGGCTTAGTATAATTTCCAGCTTTATTTACTGTAGATTTAGCTTTAGCCATGCGTAACTCCTCCTACTTACCATAAAACATACCTGATTTACGGTAGTCTTTACTTCCATTATTAATTAAACCACCACGATTTTTAAAACCCATCTTATTACGTACTTCAGTGGGTAGTTTTTTTAGACCTACATTTCCTGCAGGGGGTTCTTTTAGTTTACCACCTTCAGCCATGTTAGGCGTACCTTGAGGTAAGGGTCTTTGCATTTGTTGTGAGTCCATCATGCCTTGTTGACGTTGCATATCAGAAGCCGTAGGATTGTACATAGGCTGTATAGGATTAATAATGCCGCCTACTTGTTTATTCTTGCCCATGTTTTTCTCCACTCCTTTTATAATCCCTTTGTTACGAGAGGCATAAAATACAGACTCTCCTTTTTTAGGACCATACTGCTCTTTCATAGAGCGCATTATCTTTTTACCTTTTTTAGTTAAAGGCATAGCGTTACATCTTAGTTAGTTTGTAGCCTTTGGCTTTAGCTGCAGAACGCATTTGAGCTAGAGTCATGCCTGTTGCTCCACCCTTGGCGTAACCTTTTTTCATTTTACCGCCACGGGCCATACCTTTTTTCTTCATAGGCATTTTACCACCTTTAGCCATTCCCTTCTTTTTCATAGCTCCACCACGAGCCATACCTTTCTTTTTGTTGTTTTTCTTCATTGCCATAGCAATTACTCCTTATCGCTGTACAGATTGTTAAACACTCGTTGCGTATCCCAAACGTATTCTACGTCTTGCTTAGAGTGAAATATGTTTTGGTTTGGCCTGAAGTCAGGAGCACCTTGTCCTGTTTCAAACCAAGCTGGGTGAGTTACTCTCACTCTGTTATTGGGCAACGCAACTATGTTACCAGTATATTCTCCTGCATCTAACAACTCCAGCACATGTGATTGTTTATGCTGGGCAGGATCATCTGCTACTTCGTTATCTGTATAATCAACTGTAAAATAATACTTAGCTGGATAAAACTCATTATCAATCTTTGCAATCCAAGGCGCTGGGCTTGCTCTGTTAAGCACGTAAACAGAGTGATAATGTGACATACAATCCCAAGGTTGTGCCATATACGGAGGTAGTTCAGTGGGCCATTCTTCTAGTGGAGTATCAGCTACTAAAGCAGTAAGGGGCATCCTAGCCCACATAGCTCCTCCGTGAACGTTTAGGTCTTCGTCCGATTCGTCTGACTCGCACCCTGTAAATATAACTTGGAAGCTTAGAGTCCTGTTTGGCATCGTTGTCACTGCTATCACCATGCAGTGCAGAAACTCTCCGTGATATTCTTCTAAGTTCTTTGTATACTCTCTTCTTACCCATGCTTTAAAATAAGGTATGTTACTTTGAAGATACGGCATCTTTTTCCTTTCGCAATCTTGTTTTAGCTTTTTTAGCTATCTGAACAACTTCTGTTTTGCCCATTACTTTAGCACGTTGTTCCATAACTGTCAAGATCTGAATTTTTCTTGCGAAAGGTTTTCCTGATTTTCTTACTCTTGCAACAGTTTCCCTTGCATCCTTTGTTGTTGCAAACTTTATAGGTACAGTATCTTTAGGGTTTTCGTCAGTGTACAACCTACGTCCTGACCCTTTAGGTTTTTTACCTGTTCCTACTTTTGGGTCTTTTCGTTTTTGAGCCATTACCTACTATACCTTTTAGTGTTCTAGCTTGACCTTGATGTGTTTTTACAGCTTTGTTTAAACCCTTTATAACACCTTTAACTTTTTGTTTATTCTGTTTTGTTAATGCCATATTCTTTCCTATGCTACAATAAAGTCTACGTTTTCACCTACACGGTGCGGATATACTTTATTCATGTTATGAGGATGATAAGTATATGCATCTGTGTACTTATACTTATGTACTTTTTTGTCTATAGCTTTTGCTGTTTCTTCTACACGTTGTGTGGAGGGTAAATCAGGTGCAACTTTATTAAACGGCATCTGCGGTAAAGGCATATAGTCTAATAAACTTAAGCTTACATTCATCCTGGTAACATCCAAATTATATAACCAGTAAGGAATACCCACAGCGCTATCCAAATGCGATACTCAAATACCCACTTAGCAAAACTCACAGTAAGTTTCCTCCACTCCTGCTTCTTTACCCAGCGCCCTATGTCCATTATTAAGTTAGCTAACGTCCATGCACCACTGATGATATTCCACATGTTAAACTACCAAGCCTTACAAGACCAGTAACGTGCAGTAAATTTATCTTTAGCTGTATCACAATTGTGCCTAGCACGAAAGCTCTTACGTCTTTCAGGGTTATCTTTCTTGATAGACATGTTAGGGTCCCCAAAACGTACAACTTTTATTTGATCACCCTTCTTAGCTAGTACGGCTGACTTCTTTGACTCGCCTGACAAACGTTTAGGCTTGTTATACCCAGGAAAAGTTTCCCCACGATACTTTAACTTACCACTAGGTAGTCGTTCTACGTCTTTAGTTGTAGCCATTACTCACCGTATCCTCGTGTTCGATTAGGGTCTAGGACTTCATGTGACTCCAAGTACCCTTCCATGTACATAGCTCTCTCTACATGATCTAAATCATACTTAATTCCTGTACGATTGTAAATAGCTTCACGCACATAGAATACATCTGACTTAGGAATGTGTACTTTATGTAAGAAACGTGTGTCCTCTGATGCTAAAGCTTCATAAAAGTCTTCAATAACAGACTCACTTGCATATAGTTGTACCTTTTTTTTGTACATTGTCAAGTCTTTATTTAAGGAAAAAGATAAAAAGTACTACAAACGTCTAGATGTACATGAGGGAGAGGAGACACAGATGGAGTTGTATCATCTGAACGTCTGTAGTACTTATAGTTTAACTACAAGTTATTATTATTATAGTAGTTATGTAATTATATTATCATATATTTAATTATATGTCAATAGTTTATTTATATTTAATTATATTATTGTTAGTTTAACTATAAGTTGTACTATCCTATGTCCAATTCTTTATGTTTTTACTATAAAGTTTAACTTAGCTGCTACTGCTACGCAGTTATACATAAAAATATACCCTAGTCAAGTAGTAACGTTACGTAACTTTACTCATATTTCTTTAATAGCTTGTATTATTAGACAAACAACCATGTCCGTATACAAAATATAGTACTCTAAAAGTAAAAATCCCGTGTGTTGCAGAGTATGTATACATATACGGCATACCCCCCGATGGCCCTCGCCCGACCCCACTATCGTTCTTAGTCTGATTGCGGCATTTCATAGGTCAAAAGCGACATAGTAAAACTAAAAAGAGCAATTCAAAACCGATTCATACTCATAAGTTATTGTTTTTATTACACTTTATTACAGATAGGGTATCAGTAAACCTAGAATATACAGAAACAATAGCGTATTTTCGACTAAGTAGTCGGTTTTTAAGTATTGGATGCACAAAACAAAACACAAAAGAAAATCTAAAAATTTATATTTATAAGGAATAACAAATACACCTTACCCCATCAAAAACGCTACACGATACCCTACCCCTAAACTTTTTTTGCTTATCGTGCATTTTTTTCTTGCAATCTGTTTTTGTTTCGTGTCATGGTTATCACATGGAAAGCAGAACACAGCGAAACATTCGAAAGACTAAGTTTCCAACATGACGCACCACGCAAGGCCTAGCAATCAAGTGGGCCACAGACTAAAAGACTAAAAAAAGACTTGACTACTAGACTACAAACTGAAAGACTGAATGCAACAAGACAGAAAGGAAAACCAAAACGACACACAGAAGATTTAACATATACGTAGCAATAGCACATAGCCTAGCGCAAGAATAAAGCGTAACGGCCTGACGATAAGTCACGATAGCAACAAACGTGTACGGCACTAAGCTATCTGAAAGAGTTGGCATACTCATACCCATTGAAAAGATGATAACCTACTGTTGATCTGTGGATGTCTTTTGTTTGGACACAA